TACTAAAATCTATTTAGAATACTTCGGTTATGGTATTGAAGACTTCATACCTTGTGAAAGTTGCGGCTCAAAGGCTGTTGACATACATCATATACAAGCAAGAGGTATGGGAGGTAGCAATGACAAGGATAGCATTGAAAACCTAATGGCATTGTGCAGGTATTGTCATACTGTTATGGGAGATACGAAGACTCACATGGAATATTTAATCAATAAGCATAAACACAAGTTAGATGGCAAAAGGTAAGTCAGATACTAAAAAGGTATCGTTTGGTAAAAGAAGAATTGGTTGTGCAAAGAAATCGTACAACAAGCATAGTCCAAAGCCAAAGAAATACCGAGGACAAGGTAGATAATTTTAACATAAAATACATACAAAATGAACCAACCGTTCCAATTGAATTTCAACAATGACAAGAAAGTTGTCAGTGTAACACTGCTAGAAGAAGATGGTATTTTTCAACTAGCTAATTTATTTAAAGACTTGTTAGACAAGGCAGGTATCGCTAATACTATCACAGAAACACCTATTGAAGATGCAGAGCAGATTAGTGAAAATATCGGAGATTAGGTCAAACCCTGAGAACCCTAGAATAATCAAGAATAACAAGTTTTACAAGCTAGTAAATTCTATTAAGCAATTCCCTAAAATGCTAGAGTTAAGACCAATTGTTGTAAACGACAAGATGGTTGTACTAGGTGGTAACATGAGGCTAAAGGCTTGTAAAGAAGCAGGACTAAAGGAAGTGCCTATTGTTATGGCTGAGGACTTAACAGCAGAGGAGCAAAAAGAGTTTATCATTAAGGATAATGTAAACTTTGGTACTTGGGATGCTGAGATGTTAGCAAATGAATGGGATTTAAACAAGTTACTTGATTGGGGTTTAGGAGCAACAGACTTAGCAATTCAGGAGATTGAAGAACTAAGAACTGAGCAGGAGGATGACGAGGATTGCATATATCCTATTGCACCTAGATTGTCAGAAAAGCACGACTATGTTATGATAATGGTAGACAATGAAATTGAGTATTCATACTTGAAGACTTTTTTTAATTTGTCAGACCAAAAGGATTACAAGAGTAGCAAAGTAGGACAAGGCAGAGTAGTAACATTCGCAGACTTTAAAAAGATACTTGATGAAAGAAGTAGTTAAGTTGATTATACTATCCCATAAAAGGAGCAACAAAGTGGACACATTGGAAACCATTAGTAATTGCTCCTTATGTATTCCGGAAAGTCAAGTTGAAGACTATCTAAAATACAATGGAGATGTAGAGATTATAGCACACCCTGATTCAATCAAAGGACTAAGTGCAAAGATGAGATGGGTGCATGAAAAGTATCCTAATTGTGTAATGCTAGATGATGACTTGAATAAGATGAGTAGGACTTATATTGACAAGGAATTTGATGAGAACAGCAGGATTGATATGGATACTGCTTATGATATTATACAAAGTACAGCATTCACAGCAAGAGAGGCAGGTTGTATGATGTTTGGATTCAGCAACACAGCAAGACCGGTAGACTATTCAAGCATGAAACCTTATAAGTTGTCAGGCTTTGCTATTGGTGGTAGCATGGGATTCTTTGAAGGATTCAAAATGATACTGCCTGATGAATGTGTATCTGCTTGTGATTTCTTTGTCTCAGCAATCAATGCACATTTTCACCGCAAATGTTTTATAAACACTAGGTATGCTTTTACTAGCAAGGAGGGTACATTTATATCTACCGGAGGAATGGCAGAACATAGAACACTAGATACTGAAAGAAAGGATTACTATTTATTGAAGGAGTATTTTGGAGCAGCAATACAAAGAAAGAAGGCTACAAGTATGAGGAAAAGCCTAGCTAATGAATACGAAAGAACATTAAAAATACCATTTTAACCATGACAAACAAAGAATTTTATAACAAAGCATTAAGTGAAAGCAGTCCAATCAAGCAAGTAGGTTGGGAAAATGAAGTAAAGGCAATCAAAAGATACAAGCAAATAGCTAAGTTAGTTCCTCCTAAAACACATACAATTGTGGACTATGGTTGTGGCATTGGAAACTTTGCTAAGTATGTAAGTCATAGTGCTAAGTATATTGGTATGGATACTCATACCGAGTTTGTAGAATTTGCTAATGAAATTAACCCTGAACTGCAAATAATCCCTACAGATGGAAAAGGTAATGTACCTGAATGTGATTGCTTAGTTAGCATTGGAGTATGGACTTTGAGAGGAGAACTAGATGACTTGCAGTATTGGAATAACATTGTGATTCAAGTAAATAACATGGTAAAGCATGTAACAGGTAGCATAATCATTAATGGATTCCATAACCAAGCAGACTACAAAGACCCAAAGTTATACTATCATGATATTAGCAAATGGATTAAGTTAGCAAACTTATTAGGATTGAAAATGAAGGTGTTAGTGTTTGAAAAGTTTGAATTTGTTATTGTTCTAAAAAAATAAAATATTAAGGCATAAAAATTTTTTTAATTAAATTTCATGTCGTAACTTTATAAGACAAACAAATCAAATCAATTATGTCAGACTACAAGTTACAGACCGTTGGCGGTCATTCATTTTACACTGTCGCAAGTGCAATCCAAAAGTATGTAAGGAGAGGAGATGAGCATAAGGCTCTGTATTGGTTCTCCGAACTATTCATGAGTGGTTATGATAACTATGCATGGAAAAGAATTAGAGTTATGGTTTCTGAGGATGTAGGTTTAGCCAATCCTGAGTTACCGGCTCAAATTCATGCATTGTATCAAAATTACTTGGAGATGAAAAAGGAGAAAAACAAACATGCTCCTGAAAAGTTGCCATTTATCCATGCTGTATTGTTATTAGTTAGGAGTCCAAAGTCAAGGATTGTTGACAATTTACTATGTCAGTACTTTGACCTTCGCAACAATATCCCAACACCTGAGTTTGATGATTATGTATTCTGTCTTCATACACTAGAAGGTAAGAAGAAGGGTCGTGGCAACAAACACTTTTACGAGGATGCTGCCTTAATCACAAATGATATAATGCCTGAAGAATATGATGTCAGAGATAAGGTTGCCCAACAATATTATGACAGAGATGCAAGGAACAAGGCAGGTAGCAAGACTGAAGATTACTTAAGCCAAGAATTATTCTAGTGAGAAAAGATTTAAAAAAAAGGCTATTAGTTGTGGTTGCACACCCGGATGATGAAGTCCTAGGTTGTGCCGGTTTACTTTTAGAAAACTTCAATAAAGGGGGAGATAACTTTGTATTGTACTTAAACAATGGTTGTCATTATCGTGAGAACTTTGATGCTAAAACCATAAGTCAGCAGATTGACAATGTAGCCAAGATACTAAAGTTTACCCCCTTAATTGAAACACTCAGCACAGGCGAGTTTGATACATACCCTCAAAGAAAAGTAAATGATATAGTATCCAAATATATCAAAAAGGTCAAACCTAGCACAGTAGTAACCCACATAGCTAATGATTTGCACCAAGACCACAGAGTAGTTAACACAGCTACCATGATAGCAGCTAGATTCACTAGCAAAAGTCCTGTCAAAACAATCCTAGAAATGCCGGTTATCAGTAGCAGTGAGATTAACCCTCAGTTTTGTTTCTGCCCTAATCTATTCCTAGATATTACAAAATACATTGAAGCAAAGAAACAAGCAATGCAGCAATATGTATATGAAGTAGAAAGCATGAAGGAACTGAGAGGAGCAAATGGAATAGAAGGATGGGCAATATTTTATGGTATGCATATTGGAGTAAAGTATGCAGAAGCATTCAAATTAATACGAGGAACTATATGACAAAAGTAATGATTAGCCAACCTAGATACCTGCCTAGCATTAGCTACTTAGAAAGGATACAGAAAGCAGACATCTTTGTAATACTAGATACAGTACAAAGGGTAGAACGAGGCTTTGAAAACAGAAACAAGATAAAAGACAGGAACGGAGTAGAGAAATGGCTTACCATACCTATAAAGTCAAGTAACCGGACACTAATTAAGGATACTTTTACCAATGGCTTAGATTGGAGAGTAGACCACTACAATATGGTTAAAAACTATTACGGCAATGCCAAGCTAGATAAATACTTTGAAGACTACCTTACCTGCATGGATACGGAAAGATATGCAGATTCCCTAGTTAAAGGATTGATTTACCTAAAAGTTATATTTAACCTAGATACTCAGTTTGTTCTAGCTAGTACTATATCAAATGTTAGCAATGGAGGAATAGATGAATTAGTAAGATTAGTAAAGGCAGTAAACGGAGATACATACATATCAGGCCCTACCTGTTTAGAGTATGGATTTACCAATGAATATGCTCATAGCCATGATTTAATACTTGAAATAGACAGAAGTACTAAGTATATGCCATGGATAGAAACAATAGAAAAGGGATAGGCTGAAAGTTCACAAATAAAACACTATAAAAAAGATGGACAATTCAAAGGCAAGAAGCAAGTCTATAGAAGTTAGACAAGCTAAAAGAGAAAAGAAAAAGGAGGAGTTCCTTGAAGTCTATAGCCAAAAGGCTAACAATGTACACCTTACTTGTAAAGCACTAGATATAGAACGAGGTACATTTTACAAATGGCTAAAGGAAGACGAGGACTTTAAAGAAAAGATAACTGCTATGGAGGAAGGAGATATTGATTCGGCAGAAACAGCACTCAAAAGGCAGATATTGGATGGAAACATTACAGCAATCATATTCTACCTAAAGACAAAGGGCAAGAATAGAGGATATGTAGAAAGACAGGAATTAACAGGTATGAATGGTCAGAAACTATTTGAAGTAGAGATATTAGATGGCGAAGGTTAATATAAAAACGAACAAAGTATTCAAACACCTTGAAGAAAGCAAGTCTAAAATTGTAGTAGAACAAGGTGGAACTAGGTCAGGCAAGACCTATAATATTTTGTTATGGATTATATTCAGCTATTGTGATAAGAATACAGATAAGATAATTACTATTTGCCGGAGGTCATTCCCTGCTTTGAGAGGTACAGTAATGAGGGATTTCTTTCAGATAATCAAAGACCACGAACTGTATTCGGAGGAATATCATAGCAAGACTGCTAATGAATACAGAATCAATGGAAATACGGTAGAGTTTATCAGTTTAGATATGCCTCAGAAAATTAGAGGTAGAAAGCGAGACCTATTGTTTATCAATGAGGCAAACGAACTAAACTATGAAGATTGGCAGCAATTAATCTTCAGAACCAACGAAAGGATAATACTAGACTACAATCCTTCGGAGGAATTTCATTGGATATATGAACAGGTACTGACAAGAACAGATACGGAATTTTATCAGACTACATACAAAGACAATCCTTTTCTAGGAGATGTTATCAAACAGGAGATTGAAAGGCTAAAGGATATAGATGAAAACTATTGGAGGGTATATGGACTAGGCGAGAGAGGGCAAAGTAGAAGCCTTGTTTACTCATTTCAAACTTGCAAGGAGATACCGGCAGAGGCTAAGTTAGTTTCTTATGGTTTGGACTTTGGTTTTAGCAATGACCCTACTAGCTTAGTTAGGACATACCTGTTAGATGATAATATGTATGTAGATGAATTGATATACAGGACAGGCATGACTAATCAGGATATAGCTAAGGAGATGCAGAACTTAGGACTAGACAAAAGCAACGAGGTATTTGCAGATAGTGCAGAGCCTAAAAGTATTGAAGAAATCTATAGAATGGGATGGAATGTCAAGCCTACAATCAAGGGAGCAATCAATTTAGGTATTGATATTATTAGGAGATACAAGCTATTTGCTACAGAAAGAAGTTACAATTTAATCAAGGAGTTGAGGAATTATAAGTACATTGAGGACAAGAATGGTCAGATAACCAACAAGCCGGTAGATAATTTTAACCATGGACTAGATGCACTAAGGTACTCAGTTGTAAATAAAATAAGCCATAGCCATTTGGGTAAGTACTCATTTAGGTAAACGATAAACAAATAAATATATTTATAAGTATGTGGGAGAAACTAACAGTAGGGCAATTTATTAGCCTGTATGATGTAGAAGCTAATCAAAACATGAACATTGTTGAGAAGCAGCAAAGAATGTTGTCTATTGTTGAAGGCAAACCTGAGGAGGAGTATGATAATATCAAGTATAGGGAACTAGTTGAGTTATATGCTACAAAGTTAGCCTTCTTTGACAAAGTTCCTGAAACTAAGCCTGTTGACTTTATTGAGGTAAATGGCAACAAGTACAAGTTTTGTTTTGAATTGAGTGAAATTACTACCGGTCAGTATATTGACATATCGGCATTCAGTGGACAGATTGTGCAGCTAAATAAAATAGCAGCATGTTTCTTTTTACCAATGAAAGGCAAAAGGTACATGGAGTATGGAACTATTCCACATGATAAGGTAGCAGAGGATTTACTAGATGCAAACTTCTTAGAAATATATGGATGCATGGTTTTTTTTTATCAATTATTCAAGGAATTAATAAACGATACCATAATCTATTCAAGTCTAACGGAGGAGGCGAAGGAGGCTCTACTTCGTTTATGGAAAGATGGGGTTGGGTACATAGCACCAAGCAAGTAGCAGACTTTGAAAACATAACAGTTACCGAAGCCTACAAGTTGAATGTTGTACACTACCTAAACACTCTAGCATATTTGAAGGATTATAATAAACACAAGGAAGCAGAATATAAAAAATGGGAGTTGCAACACAAGGTCAAGTAGATGCCCTATTTAATATAGGAGGAAGGAAGTTACAGCCTAATGAATACATTGGTGCAATTGATGATGTATTAGCACAAAGTGTAAAGGGTGTAATGGACAAGCTAGGTATACAGCTAGTAAAGAAATTAGAGGAGTTCTCCCCGGCAGATAGTGGAGCATTGCAAAATTCATTCTCAGTAATAGGTGTAAAGGAAACCAAGGGCGGCTACAGACTTGAAATTAATATTGGAGTAGATTACGCAGATTACATTGATAAAGGGGTAAAAGGTATTGAAAACAAGCGAAAGACCTACAAGAATGCAGAAGGCAAGTACTATCAGTTTAAAACTTATGGTATGCCTCCTGAAGCACTTAAAAGACTAGAAGGTTGGGCAGCAAGGAAAAACATTGAACTGAAAGCACAGGCTTCAATTGAAGGAAGGAAAAATTTAACACAGATAACAAGTCCTGCCAAAAGATTAGCATATTATATCAAGAAGTATGGTATTGAGGGAAGGAATTTTAAAAAGAAAGCAATAGATGCAGTAATGCCTGACTTTAATGTAAAGATAAAGGAGATAGGCAATAACTCATTGATTTTAAAAATAGTAAGATGATAACATTAACACAGCCTAGTATAAGTATAGTACCTGCATTTAACAGGATTAACTATACTATTGTTAGTACTAATGCAGATAACATTGGATTCAAGTATGTAGTAAAGGTTTACAATATTGACAATGAATTAATTACGACTGCATATTATGATAGTCCTGCTAATCCGGCAGACCCAATTGAATTTGATGTATCAAAGTATGTATCCACTGACTTTGATTATAGTAAAGGCTTTTATGAAACGACTGACTATTCACACAGCAAGAACTGCATAAAAGGATACTATCTAAAATGCTATGAATACTATGAAATAGATGGAGACTATGTAATTGTACTTAGTTCTGAGGTTGTATCGGCTGTTAAGTATGCATTTACAGGAGCATTCCCTTTATTGGAGGTAAAGAATTGGTATGCAAACCATGCTAACTATTGGGGAAGCAGTAATACTATTTACAAACCATTGTCAGATTGGGATACCATCAAGTTAAGGGAAACTGATTCGCAGATATTTGGTTTTATTAATACAGGCTACTTTGTTAAATGCGAGTTATTAGTTACATACAACAATGGTACTACTCAGACATACTATATTACCCCTTCAGAAGTGGGAAGTCCGCATATCACTTATATCAAAGTTACACCGGCATCCTATGGAGCAAATGTATCAAACATACAATTGTTTAGCAATTGGAACAACGGAAGTGCAAGGAGATACAAGTTTGCTACCCTTTATACTCAAAGTTGTGGTAAGCATGACCCTATTAGAATAGCATACATGAATAAGTTTGGAGTATATGACTTTTTTAACTTTGACCTAGTTAACAAGACTAGCTTTGATATTGAAAAGAAAGGCTACCAAAGAAATTACACAGGAGACATATACGAGGCAAATGGAGTAGTAGTTAAGAATATTAATCCTATCTACTATACTAAAGAAATGCAAAAGTGGAAGATTATATCAGATTACCTTACAGATGCACAAAGTGAGTTGATTAGGGAATTGTATAGTTCTCCGGTAGTTTACATGAATTTGGTTAATGACAATTACATTACCCCTTCATGGATACCTGTTAAGCCAATGCCTACTAGCTACGAAATAAAGAAGACGGCATCAGATAAGTTGTTTAACTTAGAAATGGATTTAGAATTTGGTTTAGTAAACTTAAGACAATCAATATAGTATGAGTGCAAGGTTATTTGTAGAAGGTTACGAGGTAGATACACTAGGAGACATAGATGTAGACTTTACTTATTCTGTTGCAGACATTAGCGACATTGAAAGGAGGAATACATCTTACTCAAAGACAATCATATTGCCGTCAACCTCAAAGAATCAAAAGTTGTTCGGTAACATCTTTGACATATCAGTAAGCAATGATTACTATGATACAGACCCTAATATTCTTGTAAACTTTAACCCTGCTAAACAAGCAAAGGCACAAATATTCCTAGACAATGTCAAGATATTTGATGGAGTACTAAGGATGAGCAAGATTAACAATAACAAAGGCGGCATTACCTATGAAGTTAATATGTTTGGTAGATTGAGAGACATATTGGATGAATTAGGAGATAAGACTCTAGCAGAATTAAACTTTGATGATTACGACCATACATGGAATAATAATAATATTGCACAGAGTTGGAATAGAACTGAATGGACTGATGGAGGCATGAACTATGTTTACCCTCTTGTTGATTACGGCTATAGTGTAGATTCAATTTCATACCCCTTAACTAATTTTAAACCGGCAGTATTTGTAAGAGAAATATTGAAAAGAATATTTGAAGCAGCAGGTTTTGAAATTGTAGCACCTTTTTTTAATACTCAGTATTTTAAAAAGCTAATAATGGTAACAGGAGAAAAGACTGTAACAAAGCAGTCTAGTACATTGTTGAACCAAAGAGGATATTTTAATGAAGATGATGTAACTAATCAGGATACCTATTCTCATACTATGTATTTTTCAGATATACAACATGAAGGCTTTACTATTAGCAATAGTGGTAGTAAGTTTACATGGAATAGGGCACAGACTTTAAATACAGGTTTAACTTTTAAGTGTAGTTTCTTTTTTTTAGCATTGCAAGGAGGCACTAGAACAGATTGGACAGTTCATTTAAAAAAGAATGGTTCAGACATTGATAGCAGGAATAGAAGTATTAGATTTTCAATGCAGTATCAGACATTTAATTGGGATGTAGAATTTAGTACAGCATTAGATTTGGTACAAGGAGATTACTTTGAAATAGAATTAACAGGTAGTTTACAAGAAAGTGGCTTTATGCCCGGCATTCAAACAAAGGCAGTAATAGTTGATGGAGGAGAATTTAAAATAGGTAACACTGTACCTGTAGCTGTAGAACTTACAGAAGGAGATACAATGAAGATAGTCTACAATATGCCTAAGTCAATGAAGCAGAGAGACTTCTTGAAAAGTATTATTTCAATGCATAACTTGTATGTAACACAAGATAAGCTAAGAACCAATGTTTTAGAGATTATACCTTATACCTTATTTTACAGAGCATTTAAGAACGAGGCTTTAGATTGGACTGATAAGTTAGATATGAGTAGTGATGTAACCATAACCCCTTTGAGTGATTTGTCAGCAAAGGAATATAGGTTAGCATTTGATGATGATAGTGATTATTGGAGTCAGCAATACAAGACTAAGTTTAATGAAGGATATGGAGAAAAGAGACAGCTAATAGATAATGATTTTGTACTAGATACTAAAACTATCAAGGTTGTTTTTGCTCCCCCTGTAATGAGAGAGGAGATAACAGGTAGGGTAATGATTCACATGTATAAGGTTGAGAATGGAGTTAAGGTAAAGGATAACTTTAAACCTAGATTGGCATATTGGAAGCCGGAAGTACCTTGTCCAACCTTATGGACTATGACATATCAAGCAGGATTCTCACAATACTCAGCATATCCATACGCAGGACACTTGAATGACCCTGTTGACCCTGTTAATGATTTATTGTTCGGCACTCCTAGAGAGGTATATTTTAGTATATCAGTATATCCGGGAGCAAATTTATACGGAGCATACTATGATACATTGATTAGTGCAATTGGAGACAAAGATAGTAGGCTATTGCAAGGTAGTTTCTACTTGACTCCTGAAGATATAATGGAATTGGATTTTCGTAAGATTATAAAAGTAGGCAATCACTACTATCAATTGCAAAAGGTAGACAAGTATAACCCAATAGCTAATACTTTAAGCTATGTTAGCTTGTTTAAAATCCTAGCAGAGGTACAGCCTTTGGAGTATGAATACATACTGTTGGAGACTGATTACTATATGCTACAGGAAAACGGAATTGATAGATTTTATATTTAAAAGTATGTCAGATAAAAGGATAAGTCAGTTAGTTGAGAGGGTTAGTATAGCTAACAATGATGTGCTACCTATTGTAGCATTAAATGCTTCTACTACCAACAAGGTAACTATCAGTACCATACAGGATTGGATGCAAACACACCTAGACCATGGTGTAACTAGCATTGGTATAACTATTGGAAGCACCGGCACAGATATAAGTGTGTCAGGTTCTCCTGTTACAGCAGCAGGTAATATTACAATTAATGTTCCGACATCAAGTGCAGCAAACAGAGGTTTACTGAGTGCAGCAGATTGGACAACATTCAACAATAAGGTAGGTACAGCTAGAAGCATTAGTACAACAGCACCATTAGAAGGAGGAGGAGACCTAAGTGCAAATAGAACTTTGTCTATTACTCAATCAGGAGCATCAAGCAATGGTTATTTATCTAGCACAGATTGGAATACCTTTAACAATAAGGAAGGAGCATTAACAAAAGGAAACCTTACTGAAACAGTTAGTGGTGTATTAACTATTACAGGTGGTACATCAGCAGTTATAGGTACAGGTACTAGCATAGAAGTTAAACAAGCTAGTAGTACTCAGGATGGATTTTTAGACTCAGGAGATTGGTCTACTTTTAATAACAAACAAGCAGCATTAGGTGGCACAGGTATTGTTAAAAGTACAGGTGGTATTATAAGCTATTTGACAGATAGTACATCTAATTGGGATGCAGCATACAATGATAAAATAAATAGTGCGGCAGTTACCGGTACTACAACAAAGACCTTGACTTTAACACAGCAAGACGGAGGAACTATAACAGCAACATGGACTGATGACAATACTGATGCAGTAAGTTCAGTCTTTGGTAGAACAGGAGCAGTAATAGCAGTTAATGGCGATTACAATACAAGCCAAGTAACGGAGAATACAAACCTTTACTATACAGATGCAAGAGCAAGGGCAGCTATTACATTGACAACTACAGGTACTACAGGTGCAGCAACTTATAACTCAAGTACAGGCTTTTTAAACATACCTAACTATGCTCCTGACCTTAGTGGCTATGTACCATACATAGGTGCAACAGGTAATGTAAACTTAGGTACACATAGTTTGACTGCTTATGATTTAATCATAAATCATTCAAGCGGAAGTGGAGTAGCAGCTAGTATTACTAAGGCAGGAAGCGGAGAAGCATTAACAGTTACTAAGTCAAGTGGTTCAGGTAATGCAGCTAGTATTACAGGAGGAGTAACATTGTTAGAAACATTGCATTTGACTAATGCTTTAACTGATACATACATAGCTAGTTCTGCAAATTGGAACGCAGCATATAATGATAAGATTAATAGTGCAGCAGTAACAGGTACGACTACTAAAACATTGACATTAACCCAACAGGATGGTGGTACAATCACAGCAAGTTGGACTGATATAAATACAGATGCAGTTAGTTCTGTATTCGGAAGAACAGGAGCAGTAGTAGCTGTATCCGGAGACTATGATACTGATAAAGTAACAGAAGGTACAACTAACTTGTACTTTACTAATGCAAGGTCAAGGTCAAGTATTAGCTTGACTACTACCGGCACTAGTGGAGCAGCTACCTATGATAATGCAACAGGAGTATTGAATATTCCTAGCTATGTAGGAGGAGTAACTTCAGTTAATACTAAAACAGGAGCAGTAGTTTTAAAAACTAGTGATATTGCAGAGGAGACTAATTTATATTATACTGATGCTAGAGCAAGAGCAGCAATAACTTTGACTACAACAGGTACAAGTGGTGCGGCTACTTATTCAGCAGGTGTCTTAAATATACCTCAATATTCGTTTTCAGAAACAGATACTTTGGCAACTGTTGTAGCAAGAGGTGCAACAACTACTGCTACAATATCTGTTGGTAATAGTAGTACAGGTGCAACAGGTGTTAATATTAGGAGAGGTAGATTAAGTTTTTCAAATTCTTATGAGCCAAATCATAGTATTTATAATAACTACTTAAATATTGATAGTGAAGGTATATGGGATGGTATAAAAATCAATTCATATCTTGGTGTTAAAATTCGTACAGGAGATGCTGCTTCAGGTACTCCGACAACAATTTTTTCATTAGATTCAACAGGAGTAGCTATTACAGGTAATTTAACAGCTACAAATTTAAGTGGTACAAATACAGGAGACCAAACTTTAAGCGGTTTAGGTGGTGTACCAACAAGTAGAACATTGACAATTAATGGTACTGCTTATGATTTAAGTGCTAATAGAAGTTGGACAATTAGTACAGGTGGGTTATCTGCAGGTTTTACTACATACGGAACTTTATATCCAAGAACAGGAATGACTACATATAGTGGTCATAGCACAAGTGCAGCAGATGATGCTCCAATTAAAAGTTTAAGTAATACAGAAGATAATTGGATTTATTGTGATAGTGGTAATGCAACATGGGGTATATATCATAGAAATATTGATAGTACTTTGTCTGTAGCATCTCAAAAGGATTTACCTGCTAATAGTATTGCATTTGTTGGTGCTAGCAATTTAAATGCATATATATCTTTGCAAACAGGAGAGATATGGAGTAGGTCTTTAAGTGTTGGAATAACAGAAACAACAGGAACTGTAACTGCTAGTCCAAGTCTTATTCAAATGGACTCTACATTTGGTAATAATGCAGCAGGTAAAAACTTTAAGTTAAAATTATTTCAGCAAGGAAATTCAAGCACATTTGATTATGGTTTAGGTATTTCATCAAGTAACTTTGAATTGACAGCAGGTTCAGGTGCATCTTTTAATTTTTATATAAATGCAGCCACTCCTACAAGAATATTTAATTTAGGTGGTAGTAGTTCTACATTCTATGTTAATACAACAGTTACAAAAAGTGTTTCTAATTCAGATTGGTTATCTGTATGGGATAATACTGCAACAGAAGGACATAAAATGTATTTTGGTTATGGTAATTCAGCAGGAACTAGATATGGATTATATATTACAGGTACTCGTACTAGTGATTTTCATTTAGCAGTTGAAAATAAATTTTATGTTCAAGGCAATGGTTTTGTAGGGATAAATACTACAGGTGCAAATAGTATGTTAACTATAAAAGATGGAGATATTCGTTTAAATAGAATTCATACACAAGCAGGTGGAGAGACTTGGAAGCAATATATAATTTTTACTGATGAAGTAGACAGATTAGGAGCAAGAATTGTAGGAGAAAGAACTGCATGGGATGGTGCACCAATGGGAATAGGATTTGATACAGGTGGAGTAGGTAGTGTTACTAGAAGATTAAGTATCACTTCATCAGGTCAAATTTTAGTTAATACAGATACATTAAGTGCAGCACTTTCAGGTGCTACATTAACAATTAGAGCAAGTTCTTCTAATGTAGGTCAAACTGCAATATCTATACAGGATTATAATAAGGTAGGTAGATGGGCAATTAATGGACAAACAGGTGCTAGTGTTTATGATTTTACAATATATAATGCACCAACAGGAGCAGGAGATTGGACTCCAAGATTTACAATTACAGAAGCAGGTAATGTAGGAGTTGGTATTACCCCACAAGTTAAATTTCATGTAGACGGAAGAAGTTACATTGGTAAAATGAATGATTACTCTCCTGCAGTACATATTAGAGGAGGATATTATGGTGGACCTAGATTACAAGTATATGGTTTAGATGCAGATTCAGGTGGATGGATGGGTTTAGGTACAGATATGAGTGGTGCTCCTTTTGAATTGTCAATTTATTATCCTACTAACTCTGCAAGTTCTGTATGTTTTGGTAAATATTCTTATACAACAGGTGCACAATATAGCGGATTTACTGCTACTGCAAGATTGAGCAATAATGGTACATGGACAGTTGCTTCTGATGTTATTGCTTATGGTTCTCCTTCTGATATATCTTTAAAAGAAAATATTAAGCCTATTAAAGATGCATTAGAAAAAGTACTACAATTAGAAGGTGTATCATTTGATTGGAAAGCAGATACAGATTCAAATTCATTAACAGGCATTAAGGAAGATTTAGGATTTATTGCACAACAAGTACAAGGTGTAATTCCTAAATTGGTTAGACAAAATGATAATGGTAAGTTGTCTTTGAGGGATAAAGGTATTGTACCATATTTAGTAGAAGCTATTAAGGAGCAACAAAAACAAATTAATGAACTTAAAAAACAAAAAGCATAATGTCATTACCAAGTTCAGGCCCTTTATCATTTAGTGCAATAGCTAACGACTTGCCTTTGTACGCACCTTATGGTGGTCCTTATGGTTCATTAGATAAAATGACTATGATAACAGGTGTAGGTGGTAGTTGGGATGGTAGCAATAACTTTAATAGAAATGCTCCCTATAATACTAGTGCTTTTTATAGTTGGGGTGGTGGTGGTTTCAAATTTGGTAACTATGAAATAATACATGACTATGCTTTGAATGGTCATTATGCTAGTCCTTCTAGTGTTATAACTGACTCAAGTGGAAATAGTAGAAATGGAGTATTTGTAACAGGTACAGGTAATGGTACTGCTGCAAATGTTACAGGTTATAATTCAAGTATAGGATATATTGGTACAGAAACTGCTAATCAGAGGTCTATTAGATTAAATGGCTATGCTAAGTTCCCCGGTACATCAAACCACACTTTAATAACATGGGTAAATGTATCTGTTTTTACAAGCGATTACCCCGGCATTATTGCATGTGAAGGTAGAGTAAGTGGTCAGCCTATAGGATATAGTTTGTATTTAAATAAGATTAATTCGTTGCATTTTGGAGTAAATTATACTAGATGGAATGGTTCTACAGGTGCAGGTTATACAGTTAATGTAACTCCTTTAAGTCAGCCTTTATTAACAGGCTTTTGGTATATGATTGTAGCTACATTTGATGGTTCTACTATTCTTGTTCAAGCACATAGAGCAGATAATAATGCATTAGAACAAGCATCAGGTAGTAATAGCTATTCTATTATATCAAGTAATGATTGGGCATGTTTTCAAGGATTAAGGTATAACAATTGGCTAGATGGTTATTTTGGTTATACAGCTATTTACAATTATGCATTAAGTCCTGCAGATATAGTAAAAATACAAAGAGCAACAAGATTAAGATATATTTAATAACTTTATAAAAAAATAAAAGATGAAAACAATTGAACCAATAGTAATTTGGGATAATGGAGTAAACAAAGAAGGTAAAATATTAAATGCTTATGCAAGTATTGTAAAACTAAACAGTAGTGCAACTTTTGAGTATTTTATATTTAATGAAAATAATGATGGATATGTTGGAGAATTGTTAAGACAAGGTACTATTTACATGAACCCTGAAAATTATGCTTTATGGAATACAGATGATGTTGCATGGGATTTTATAGCATCAGAATTAAAGTTAACAATTACAGGAGATTATGTACCACCTGTGCCTCCGCAAGTTGTTCCGACAACCCCTGAAATTACAGAGCAAAATAATTAATAACAATAAAACCAAATCAAAATGGAGTTAAATTTAAAAGAAGTAACAATGTTGTGGCATGAATTAAATGGCTACGCAGTTACAAAAGGAGAAAAGAAGGAAATTTTATCTAAAGGCTTTTTACAGCAAAAGATGAGCATGAAGGTTAAACTTTATGTAAACAGATTAGCTAAAATTGTCAATGAAGAAATTGAAACCTTAGACAAATCAAGACAGGAAGTATTTGAGAAGTATGCTAAAGGGGAGAAAAAGGAAATTACAGGAGATGATGTAAAGTTATTTTATGACGAGATTGATGAGTTAATGTCAGCAAAGAAAGACATTAATGTTTCAAGTCTTTGGTCTTCTGATTTGACTATCAATGATTTAGCATCAATTGAAACAGAAGAAAACTATCCTATATTTTATAGGTTAGTAGATAATAAAGATTAACAATGGCAGAAGATAATAAAGTCATAATAGATGTTGATGTCAAGCCACTGAAACTCCAATTAAGAGAATCAGTTGAGGCTTTACAGGCAGCTAGACAAAAGTTTGGAGAATTTAGTCAGGAGGCTGTTGCTGCTGCTCAGAAAGTTGCTGCTATTAAAGATGAGATAGAGGCTACTAATGAACAGGCACAATTGTTTGACCCCGGCAAGAGGTTTCAGGCTTTAACAACAGCAGCTAGTACTGCGGCAGGAGGTATTGCTGCGGTTCAAGGTGCTATGGCTTTATTTGGTGGAGAAAGTGAGAATGTAGCTAAAACATTGCAGAAAGTACAAGGTGCAATGGCATTGTCTCAAGGTTTGTCTCAGTTGAAAGACATAGGCAAAGTTGGAGAACAGCTAAAGATTTCATTTAAAGGACTAACTGCCGGAGTAGATGGATTTAAAAAGGCACTTATCTCAACAGGGATAGGTGCTTTAGTTGTTGCAGTAGGTTTACTTGTAGCTTATTGGGATGACATTAAGGGATTAGTAAGTGGTGTTAGTTCAGAACAAGAAGAACTTAATGCAAAGTCTAAGGAAAACCTCAAGAGTCAAGAAGAAAAGTTAGATGCTATTGATGGGCAGTCTAATCAGCTAAAGCTACAAGGTAAAAGTGAGAAAGACATACTTAACCTAAAAGTAAAGCAATCAGAAGAAGCAATTAAGGCTGCTAAAATTAATTTAGCAAATGCCAAAGCTACTAAGGATGCACAGGTAGCAGCAGCAAATAGAAATAGGGATATAGTTTTAGGCATAATTAATTTTATGTCAACTCCTATTAGATTATTATTGTCTACTATTGATGACATTGGTAAAGCAGTAGGAAAGGATTTTGGTTTGACTGCTGCATTGGATAAAACAAATTTATCCTTAGCAAATATGGTATTTAACCCTGATGAAGTTGCAAAAGAAGGGGATGCTGCTATTAAAGAGGCGGAGAATACACTAAATAAATTTGAAGAAAAATTAGCAGGTAGCAAATTAGCAATTCAAAATATTAATAAGGCAGCAAGAGAAAAGGGTAAACAAGATAGAGAAGCACAGCAAAAGAAAGAAGATGAGGCTAATGCTGTTTTAAGAGAGGCTAACAAAAAGTTAAAGTCTCAGCAAGAACAAGAACTTTTAACTATTGATGAACAGTATGCAGAAAAACGCAAGAAGTTAAAAGAAGCAGGTATTAAGGATAATGGAGACTTAGAAGCAGCAGAAAAGAAAGAAAGAGATGCAGTTAATGATAAGTATGCTAAAGAAGAAGCGGATAAAGTAGCAGCATACGAAAAGGAACTTGCTAAGATTAGATTAGAAACTAAGTTAGCCGGTATCAAGGATGAGAATGAAAAGGCAAGAGCAGAATTGATTGCAGGTTTTGAGCAACAAAGACAAGATATTGATGCTAATGAAAAATATACAGCAGAGCAAAAGATTGCTTTAAAATTAGCTTTAGCTACTAAGGAAGAAGAAGCACTAGCTGCTTTAAAATTAGCACAAGACCAAAAGAAGGCAGAAGCAGACATTACAGACTTAGATAAGGAAATTACTAAGGCACAAGGAAAGTTTGATGTTGAAAGGTCATTGTTAGATAAAAAGGATGCTTTGTTAAAGCAGTCATTTGAAAATGGCTTAATTAGTGAAAAGGCTTATAATGAAGGTGTAGAGGCAAATGCTGAAGCACGAATGGAAATTGATAAAAGAGAGGCGGCAGCTAAGGTTGAGAATGCAATGAAAATATCTGCATTACTTGGTGGACTTTCTGATGTAATGGGTAAAGAAACTGCTGCAGGAAAGGCATTTGCAGTAGCACAAGCTACGATTGATACATACCTAGCAGCACAAAAGGCTTATCAATCTATGGCAGGAATACCTGTTGTTGGCCCTGCATTAGGAGCAGTAGCAGCAGGAGTTGCTATTGTAGGTGGTATCAAGAATGTAAAATCTATTATGTCTGTAAAGACTCCGGGCGGAGGAGGAGGAGCATCAGCACCTTCTGTATCAGCAGCAGCACCTCAAGTTACCTCAGCAGTGCCTACTTTAGGCAGCAGTCCTGTAACTTCTATAGCTAGTGTAATGCAAAATCAAAAACCTTTGAGAGCATTTGTAGTAGAAAGTGAAGTTACCGGCACACAAAAGAGAGTAGCAGATATTGAACGCAGAGCAGGTTTTTAATATTTATAGTTATGGAAAATAATTTGCCCTTATATAGGTTAGTAATAACTGACAACGAAGAAGGAGAGGAAGAAGTAGACTATGTAGCATTAGTTGAGTACCCTGCAATACAAAAAAACTTTGTATCATTTAACAATAAGATGAAATTTGTTGCTAATGAAGAACAAAGAATTGTATCAGGCCCTTTGATGATTGCAGACCTACCTATCTATAGACGAGATGAAGAAGGCGAGTATTATGTAGTATTTACAGGAGAAGAAATAAAGAAAATAGTTCAAAGATTCTTTAAGAAAGGCTACCAAGCTAAGGTAAATATTGAACATGAAAAGGCTATTGATGGAGTTTATATGTTTGAAAGCTACATCATTGACAGAGAGAGAGGTGTTAATCCTCCTAAAGGATTTGAAGATATAGCAGATGGCTCATGGTTTGGTAGTTTTAAAGTAGACAATGAAAAAATTTGGCAGGAGGTAAAGGCAGGTACTTTTAAAGGATTTTCTGTAGAAGGCTTATTTAGATATGAGAGAACCGGCAAAGTAGTTACCCCTGAGGAAGAAGTAATGGCAGAGATATTTAAAATTTTAGCACAAATTGAACATTAAACAATAATTAATATTTAGTATTATGAACGCAAAAGAAGCACTAGTAGAAATCAAAAAGTTGTTATTTACAGAGAATGTAGATACACAAGCAAAATTCGCATTGACCGAAGGTAAATTGGTTGATGGCACTGTTGTTAGCTACGACTTAGAAACTGCAGAAATCTATGTGATTGGAGCAGATGGAGTTTCAGTACCTGCACCTGTAGGGGAGCATCAATTAGAATCAGGAGAAATCGTGGTTGTAGTAGAAGAAGGTAAAATTGCTGAAGTTAAAAAGGCAGAAGAAGCACCTAAAGTAGAAGTTGAAGTAGAGGCTGCAGATGACAAGAAAGAAGAAGAAGTACCTGCTGAAGACCCAAAGAAAGACGAGGCAATGGCTAAGTTTGAGGAGGCAGTAGCTAGTTTATCAGCAAAAGTTGATGACTTAGCAGCACAGGTAGATGAATTAAAGAAAAAGAATGAGTCAATGAAAGAGGCAGTTAAGTTATCTGCTGAAGTTATTGAGTCATTAGCTAAAGAACCTAGCGATAAGGCTATTACACAGCCGAACAATTTTCAGAAAGTGTTAAAGTCTGAAAAGGATGAAAGATTTAACAATTTACAAAAAGCATTTCAAAATTTAAAAAACAAATAAGATGAGTTTAGATTTATCAGCACTTACGAACTATGTGAAAGAGAACGAGCAACAGCTTACTGCTGCAGCTATTTTCTCTGCAAAAACAGCTTCTTTGATTGAAGCAAAAGGTAATGTTCAAGTTGGCATCAAGTCAGCAGAAACAATTAATATTTTAACTACAGATGCAGTATTCCAATCAGGTGGTACTTGCGGATTTAATGCTAGTGGTACTACTACTATTACGCAAAGAACAATCACTGTAGGTAAGATTAAGGTACAAGAAGCTATCTGCCCTAAGGTATTTGAAGCTAAGTACACTCAAAAAGCATTGAAAGAAGGTAGCACTTATGACTACATGGCTTATGCAACTGAGTACAGCAACCAAAAGATTGCTAAAATTGGTGCGGCTTTAGAAACTGCGATTTGGCAAGGCGATACGACTAGTCAGACAGCTAACCTTAATAAATTTAATGGTTTTGCGACTATCATTAATGCTTTAGGCTTTGGTGGTGCAGGAGACCCTGTAAATGGTAATGTTGCTGCATTAACTACTTTGACTAAGTCAAATGTTATTGCTGCTGTAGATGATATTTTTGCATCAATCCCTGCTGCTTTGTTAGATAAGGATGATTTTGTAATCTTCTGTGGTAACGATACTTTCAGAGAGTATGTGTTAGCATTAAGAGAAGCAAATTACTTCCACTATGCAGTAGATGCTACAAACATGGAGTTAGTAGTTCCGGGTACTAATGTTAAGTTAATCGGTGTTAACGGATTGAACGGCACTGACTACATGGTAGGTATTTGTATGAGCAATATGTACTTAGGTACAGATATGTTGAATGAGCAAGACAAGTTTGAGTTATTCTACGCAAAAGAGGCAGATGAAATGAGATTTGTAGTAGAATTTAAACTTGGTTGTCAAGTTGCCTTCCCTGATGAAGTAGTATTTTGGAAGAAAGCATCTTAGTAGAAAAAATATAATGGGCGGAGGTAACACTTCGCCCTTAACTAAATAAAATTTATAAAAAATGGCATGTGCATTAACTCAAAATTATACCCTTGATTGTAAAGACTCTATTGGAGGCTTAAAAGAGGTATGGTTTGCAGCAGTAGAAGATGTAGCTAGTTGGACAGGAACAGCAGGTACACTTACAGCAGTTACTATGGACTCCGGTAAATACTTTTGGAAGTATGAACTTGTTAAAGAAAGTTCTAACTTTGCAGAAGCAATTAATACCAATGTTCAGAACGGTACTGTTTTCTATGCTCAAACACTAGAAGTAATATTAAACAAATTGCAGGTTAATACAAGAAACGAAATCTTGTTATTGGCTAAAAATAGACTTGTTGCTTTAGTAAAAGATAACAATGATAAGATTTGGATACTTGGAAAGACTAACGGCTTGGATATTACAGGCGGTGGTTCAGGTACAGGTACTGCTTTCGGAGATAGAAACGGCTACACTTTAACATTCACAGGTAATGAAAAGGAATTAGCTGAATTATTTACAGGTACTCCGCCTGTTTCTGCATAGGATTTGGTTTGTTTTAATATGGTAGTAAACATTAGTTCCCCCTTTTTTAAGGGGGTTCTTTTTTTATGTACAAGTTTGTTTAATTTATATTTAAATGTATGGTTGCTATAAGAAAAGGACAAAATAATTATATTTATATTGCATTAACTGATAAAAGGTTGACAAGTAGCAATACTTATGCCTTTAAATTTGTCAATGAAGTTACTAATGAAGAAGTAAGTTTATCTTTGACTGATAGTAGCAGTTATAAGGATAGATATTCTAAATTTCAGGTACTTACGGCATCATTTAGTACAAGTACTGTAGGATTTTGGAGATATTATGTAACACAAACAGGAAGCGCAAGCACTGTGATAGCTACAGGAAAGATGGAATTGACTGCGGACAATTTGAGCAACACTGAGGTAGTAAGATACGAAGGCTATGTTGGCTCATATAAAACATATACAGTATGATAAAACTATTGAAGTTTGACCAAGTTCCTTTGCCTATTTACAAAGAAGTTAAGGGTAAAGATTGGATTTATTACGGAGAGAAAAATGACTATCCTGACTATTTGTTGAGGATTTATAACAATTCAGCAAAGCATAACGCTATTGTAACCGGCAAGGTTGATTATATCTGCGGTAACGGTTGGGAAGTAAAGTCTGAAGACGAAATGGAAAAGGCAAAAGCCTACAGTATCGTTGAAAAGGTTAATAGCAAAGAAGAAAGTTTAACTGAGTTGACTAAAAAGTTAACTACAGACCTTACAATATTCGGAGGATACTATTTACAAGTAATTTGGACTAAAGGAACAGGCGAAATAGCTGAATTATACCATATAGACTACTATAAAGTTCGTACTAACGCAGATAATAGTGAGTTTTATGTATCAGACCAATGGATTAAGAACGGAAATGTTAATCCAAGACCTGAATATACTACATTCCCGGCATTTAATGCTAACAATCCAAAAGGTAGTCAGATTTTGTACTTTAAGGAGTATAGAGCAGGAGCAAATACATACAGTTTACCGGATTACAGAGGTGCAATATCCTATATAGAACTAGATATAAGTATCGGAGAGTATCATTTGAATACTATCAATAACGGTATGTTTAGTTCTAAGTTGATTAACTTGAACGGAGGTAAAGTAAGTCAGGAAGAAGAAGACAGAATTGAAAGACAGTTCAAAGATAAGTTCTCCGGTAGCAAGAATGCAGGTAAATTCATGTTAGCATTCAACGATAGCAAGGATAATGAACCTTCTATTATAGACCTTAGCGGTACGGAGTTAGATAAGCACTTTGATTTATTGAATAAGACCGTACAGCAGGAGATATTTAGCGGACATAAGGTAACTAGTCCTATGTTATTCGGTATTAAGACTGAAGGACAGCTAGGAGGTCGTGCGGAGTTGCGTGAGGCAAGTGAGTTGTTCCAAAATACCTATGTAAACGCAAAACAGAAGTCAATTGAGGAAGTAGTTAACTATTTGTATAGTTTTAATGATGTTTTGGCTCAGTTTGAGTTAAATAAGACTGAACCTATCAATTTTGAGTTTAGTGAAGCTATCATTAGTGCAAATATGACTCAAGACGAGATTCGTGAGAAGTTAGGATTGCCACAAATAGTAAAAGTAGAAAGCAATTCGTCTCAAGAAGTTATTAATGCTCTAAATTCATTGAATCCTACCATACTACAGAAAGTAATGGAGAACATGGATAGCAGTGAAATTAGAGGCTTAATAGGCTTAACACCTAAGCAGGATACAAATACCTTACCTGTACCTCAAAGTCCAAATTTAGGCGACTTAGCAGCTAATCAGAACGATTTTGAAGACCATAAGCACATTGCTTGTAAGCATTCAGAAAAGGATGAAGATATATTGGCACATTTTGAAGGTAAGGGAGTTCCAAAAGAGTTTTTTAAAGTAATTCAAGAGGATAAACTGATGTTTAATAGCATGGAGGAGTTTATCAAGGAGGAATTATTCGTTGATTATATACTAAATGAAGTACAGGAGAACATCTTAGGAGTAATTAAGGGCAATCCTAACGCAACAATAGACGATATAGCACAGAAAATTGGTGTTAGTAAGGCTATTGTAACGGATAGATTGAATACTTTGATAGATGATAATGTAATTAAGGAGAAAATTAACAAAGAAGGATTGATTACAAGAAGCCTTACGAAAATTGGAGAAACGGCTATTAGAAAGTTAACTCCGATTACCTCGTACAAGGTATTGTATTCATACGAAGAAAGACCGGGCATTCCGGCATTGAAAGGTCAAAGCAGACCCTTATGTCAAAGATTATACGGTAGTGGATTGTACTTTACACGAGAGGAGATACAAAATATCAGCAATCAGCTAGGATATTCAGTGTTTTTATTGTGTGGAGGATGGTATCACAACCCTAAAACAGGTAGAAATACTCCATATTGCCGTCATGAATGGAGAAGAAATGTAGTAATTGAAAAAACATCAAGATGAGTGCGAATATTTTAATGATTTCGGAGCAGTCTTTTAAAGACTTTACGGTAGCAAGTAATAACATAGACTTGAAAAATGTTACGCAAGTTATCAAAATGACTCAGGATAGATATATCCACCCGATATGTGGTACGGCTTTGTACGATAAGATACTATCATTGATAGGTGCAGGTACGATTGGTAATGTAGGGAACGCAGTTTATAAGACCTTTTTGGATGATTACTTAACTGATACCTTATTCAATTATGTTTTAGGAGAATTGCCAATGGCTATGCAGTACAAGTTTGTAAACAAGGGAGTATTAAAAAGAACTAGTGAGAATACTCAAGAACCTTCATTTGCAGAGTTGCAAAGTATTAGTCAGTATTATAAGGGTTATGCAGAATGGTATGCAGAAAGAAGTATCAATTACTTATGTGCAAATAGTACTTTGTACCCTGAGTATCTTAACCCCGGCAGTGATGTTACGACTATTCAGCCTGTTAGCAATCAATATAGAGTAGCAATCAATCTAGGCAACGGAGACTACGAAGACCATAGACCTTATTCAGAGAGATACCAAGGAAACAGATACAAAAAACCATTCTAGTATGGCTTATAGTAAGAACGAAAAGAAACTAAAAGAATATTTAAAAAAACAAGATGACACTAAGCAACCTAATAAGCAAATTAAAGGCGATTCAGGTAAGCCATCCAATGATAAGAACCTTCGGAGAAGGAGACATCTATGATTATGTAGATAATGGAGGCGAAATTGAATATCCTGTAATGTGGACAGTTGTAAAACCATCCGCTTATATTGGCAGCACTGTAAGATACAGGCTTGTTTTGTTATTCGCAGATTTATTGACTGAAGATAAGAGCAATAGATTGCAAATTCAGTCAGACCAATTGTTAGTAGCATTAGATGTAATATCTAAGCTAAAGTTAGATAATGATTACTCCTTTAATACGAGCCAACAATCAAATATAGATTTTTTTCAAGAGAGATTTGACGATTTCACAGCAGGTGTTAGCATTGATATTGAAATTGTAGACCCTCAGCCACTGAATTTATGTCAATTCCCAACCTAATAATACTAAAATGACAATGTTAGAAAAAGATGAAATAGGAGTGCCGTCAACACTAGGAGCAATACTGTTTAATGGAATGCAATTGATGGGAGTAGAACTAGTAAATGTAGTATTTACTTGGATTATTTCAATTCTGTCAATCATATACCTCGTATATAAAATTAAAAACGAAAAGAAAACTCATGATAGACGAAAAGACGATAGAGAGGATAGCAATTCTGCATCCTAAATTGAGAGAAGAAGCTAGAGATATATACTTTGAGATTAGTTCTGTATTGACAGGTAAGGCATTTTGTAGGTTTACTCATACATTAAGAACATTTGCAGAGCAGGATGCTATATATGCACAAGGCAGAACGACTAAAGGGCCTATTGTTTCAATGGCAAAAGCCGGTTTGAGTCCTCATAACTATGGTTTGGCTATTGATATTGTTTTGATTGATGATAAGAAGGCTGTATGGGATACAAAGAAAGATTTTGATGGAGATGGTAAGTCAGATTGGATGGAAGTGGTAGCAATTTTTAAGCAATATGGTTGGACATGGGGAGGAGATTGGAAATTTAAAGATGCTCCGCACTTTGAAAAGACATTTGGATACAGCACTAGAAGCCTTTTGAATATGTATAATAGTGGTAAGGTAGACAAAAACAACTATGTATTGATATGAAACTGAATTACTACAAGCAATGGAAAACAACAAGTCTAGGATTGATAATTATAGCAGCATCTATAACAAGTGTGTTTGTCAAGGAGATACAATGGTCAGATGCTATTATTGGTATAGCAGTTGGACTAATGCTAGTATTTTCTCCCGATACTATTTTAGATAAAATTAACAATCTAATAAAGGTATTGATTGTATTTGCTTTTACTAGTTGTATGAGTGAAAAGAAATTGGCACAAGTATGTGCTGAAAAGTACCCTGTTAAAGATAGTACAATAATTATAGAAAAGGTTGATACTACTTATGCTTATATAAAAGGAGATAGCATAAAAGTACCGTTTTATTTAAAAGGAGAAGTAGTTTATAAAGATACTATTTGCCCACCTGTAAAAGTAGCACAAGTTACAAAGTATAAGGAAAAGATAGTGTATCAGGAAAACACAGCTAAGTTATCTATTAAGGACAATATTATACAGACCCTTAATGTAAGTGTGCATGAGCATCTAAAAACGATAGATGAATTGAAGAAAAGTAACGAGTCTTTGATAAAATTTAGAAATATAGTATTAGGTATCATGTTTGTAATTGTTTTAGCTACATTCATTGTTGCCTTTATTCAAGCAAAACGATTATGGTAATAACCAAACCTGCTAAGTCGCTTACTAAGATTAGTATAGACACTAAGCACACGACACTGTTGTTAATTTCAGATGTGCATTTTGATAGTGCCTATTGTGAAAGAAAGTTGTTAAAGGAGTCTTTAGATATGGCAGTCAAAAAGAATGCTATAATCATGTTTAACGGAGACTTTTTTGACATGATGCAAAGCAGGAATGATAAGAGAGGTAGCAAAAGTAACCTAAGAAAGGAGTACTTAGGAGATAACTACTTTGACCTAGTAATCCAAGATGCTTATGAATTTTTGAAACCGTATGCTAAAAACATAGCAATAATGGCTGATGGAAATCATGAAACAGCTATTACTAAGAACTATGAAACTAATCCACTTGACAGACTTTGTTATGTATTAAGAAAAGAGGCAGGAAGTAAAGTTGAGCATACCGGTTACCAAAGTTGGGTTATTGTAAATATGTCAACAGATGGAGGAAGTGGTAGAACTGTATATAAAATTAAATTGCATCATGGTTCAGGTGGAAATGCTAGAGTAACAAAAGGAGTTATTGAGCATAACAGAATGAGTACCTATGTAGATGGTGCAGATTTGATTTGGTTAGGTCATACTCATACACAGTATTGTATGCATAGCACAGTTGAAAGATTGTTTGACAGAAATGGATATGAGGTTAAATTGGAGAAAGTGCATCACATTAGAACAGGCTGTTGGAAACAGGAGTACAAAGAAGGAGGTTGGTCTGTAGAGAAGGGATTTAGTCCTTCAGAAATTGGAGGATATTGGGTTGAATTGGAAGCAAGTAGAACTTATCATGGCAAAAAGAGAGAAACAGAAATTAAGACAAGAATATACCCGACTTAATATGTGGTTAGAAATTGAAGTAATGTTGCGAGGCAATACTATTGATTGGCAGGAATTAGGCTTTGACATCAAGCATGAATTTGCTAGAAGGATGATAAGGCTAGATGAAATATATTATGTACAGGAGTTACTGCCTGACATACAGATAATGGTGTTTAATGACCAATCCTCGGTGTATATACGAGGAGGCTATGCACAGATAAGGGATGAAATACTCCACCTGCAGGAAGATGATGATGATGAAGATTAAGAAGCACTGAAAGGTGCTTTTTTTATGCCCTGTATACAGAACTAAAAAATAATTTAAAAAATATTTTAAAAAAAACTTTATTTATTCAAATATCCTCCGTATCTTTATTAGACAATATTACAAACCAATAAAACACACGATTATGCTAGAAAAATTAGACACAGCACAAAATCTTGGATTCATTGCTAAGTTAAACAAGCTAGACAGGATACCTGTCAAAGACCAAAAATTATGGGATATGGTTGTTGATACTCCTGACATTGAGGACATCAGCAATTTGTATGAGGCTTGGTTAGCAGGTTGGGATTCATGTAACCTTGAGTACAAAAGATATGCTAAACAATCTAAATTTTAGGACATGGTTAATTGTACAAAATGTGGTTCTGCAATGCCTGAGTTAAGGCTTACAAAGTATGGCTACAAGACTTGTGTTAATTGTAGCAGTGTACAGCGAGTAGGTGGAGTTCCTATCACAAACCACAAGACCGGCAACACAATTCAAGTTTTACCTATGGAGGTAGCACAAAGATTAAATAAACTTGCACAGCGAGATGGTTATGGCATCTGCCGAGGCATGAAACATTCATAAAAAAAAAGACATGAAAAAAGACCCAAGACAAAAACAGTATGAAGATGAAAGCGACCACCCAATTGTCTCGTTGATAATTGTAATAGTTGCTCTAGTATTAACCTCTTTAATTGAAAATCTATGAGTAAGCAAAATAAGCCTGTTTTAAGGCACGAACACCCTGTTGGACTAAATATATCAAAGTCAGTTTTTCCTGCCAAAATAATAGGCTACAATGATTGGTGCGAGGCAATGAGAGTTGGTTCAAGATATGAAAAGGATAGCAGGTTTAAAGGTAACGAAATTGATTTTAGAAAATTTAAAAAGAAGTAAGATGAGCAAGAAACATTATGTATTTGCAGCAAACAAGATTGTTAATGAATGTTATGAGTTAGGCATTAAAAAAGAAGATTGCCCTAGCTACCATTGTTTCCTAGAGTTTTTCAATGAATTTGGAGACAAGTTTGACAGTGATAAATTTGATGAGTTTATTGACAAGAAAATCAAGGAACTATAAAATATTTTTTAAAATTTATTTTGTATTTTAAAATAAGTTTCGTACATTCGCATTACCAAATCAAATCAAAAGAGGAGCAGTCTCTATAACCTGCGTACTACCATGGATGCAATCCAAAGTTTAATTGACAATGCATTTTCAGGATTGAAATTGCAAGACCCTGCTAACTCCGAGAGAGTAGCAAGTTTGCTAGACCAATTTGACCTTAGATGGACAGTTAGCAAACAGCCTCTGTATTTAGCAGATGGCACTGAAACAAGTTACAAAGCTGTTGTAAGAGATGACAACAAGCAAGTGTTTCAAACTTGTAAGGACAGCTACAGTCCTTATCAGAACAGCGAGATGGCTGAGTTACTAATTAGAATTGCTGACAAAGGAGGCTATCAAATACATGATGGCGGTTACTTTAAAGGCGGTGCTAAAACTTTTGTTCAGCTAATTTCAGGCAATGAATTAAAGGACATTGGAAAAAACAGGACAAGAGTTGTAGGCTACACTACCGGACTAAATTCTCATGATGGGAGTATGTCTCTAAAGTGGGGTAGTACTAACAAGACTATTTGTTGTCAAAATGTTTTCAATGCAGTATCCAAGCAGTTAGGTAATAGTGCTAGACACACTACTAGACTACAAGACAAGGTGGATATGTATTTGACTGAGATTGGTGCGGCAATTAAGCAGGAGCAGTCAATTTTCAACACATTTGTTAGATTGTCTGAGACTCCATTGCAAAAGCATCAGATTACTAAGGTTGTTAAGGAGATTACAGGAGTTGATATTAATATGGTAAGAAGTGAGGCTGAAAGGAATTTTAGTACTTACAATATTAATCGTTCTGAGGAGTTGTTGACATCAATTTCAAAGGAAGTTAATCAGAAGGGCGAGACTCTTTGGGGATTGTTCAGTGGTGTAACCAATTACACAACGCACAGAATACCTGTACCTAATCGTGATAATGCTAGACAAGAAAGTAAGTATGTCGGCACAGCATCACAGATTGATAACAGAGTGTTTGACTTAGTAAGTTCATTTAATTAGTAACCGTTAAAACAAATCAATATGAAATTTGAATTAGAAAGAGAAGCCAAATGGAACAGTCTCAAAGAAGAAACAGAAGTAACCTATTGGATTAAGGTAGATGGTAGATATGTGCAATTATGCCGCACATACGAGGATGCACTTGCTAAGTGGGAAATTCTCAAAGCAAAGTATGAACCTCCAACCAAGAAGATTATAGAAGTGTTAGAGGTAGAGGAGGAAGCAATACAACCAATTGTTGAAACCCTTAAAACAGAAGTTATCAATGAAGACACCATTTAGTTTAGAAGGTGGAGTATCAGGCACTATTTTAGTGCTTGATGCTGAACCTGTAGTAAGTTTTGCTGTAACAGGTTACAGTAAGATTGGTTACAATTTTGCAATGTTGTTTACCACAGAACAGTTCTTAGATTTATTGCACAGCAATCACATTGAAGAATGTTCAGAGGCAAAAGTTTTGTTAGACTATTATGTAGAAGATGAAGATGGCAATACTTGTTGTGAGACTTATGCAGTAAGTATAGTTGACTATCTTATGAACTATGTAAGTAACGAAAAGATTGCTACTATTATTAGAATATCAGTTGAAAATTTTTTAAACCAAATCAAGTAAAATGAAAGAACAAGTTGAAAAGTTGTCTATGCTTAACATAGATATGAATGATTTTTATGCAATCACTTTGTATGAGTCTGAAATAAGATTACAAGGTCGTTATTACGGCAGAACTTATAATAAGCTAAAGGAGTTAGGTTTTGTTTTTGTACTAGATGAAGGTAGTGGTTATTTAGAATCAAGTAAGAATGGTATTAATGTAACCTTAACCCCACTTGGATAATATGAAAAATATAATGACCGCATTGTCAGCATTTCAGATGGAATGCCCAATAATTCACAAAGACACGCAAGGACATAAATACACCTATGCAGATTTGCCTAAGATTTACAGTGTAATTAATCCATTGTTGGAAAAGCATGGTTTAGTTGTCATACAGCCATTAGTTGATGGTTGTATTGAAACTATTTTGTATCATATTCCATCAGAAGAAAAAATTGTAGCAAAGACTCCAATTCCTCAAGTATCGTTAGGCAATATGAATGATTACCAAGCATTTGGCTCAGGTGTTACATATTACAGAAGATATGCACTATCTAGTATGTTAGGCTTAGTAACTGACAAAGACACAGATGCAGCCGGTACACAAGTTGTAAAGGAAAAGGCTAATATTTCAAAGGTTGTTAAAAATGAAGAACCTGAGGATAAAGTTGCCTATGTAAATGATGTTACAATGCTCAAGCTAGTAGCTAGATTTAATGGTGGAGAAGAAGATGTATTTGACAAGGCAGCAAAGCATTTTGTTTTCAGAGAAAAAGATTTAAAAACAATTGAAATTTTATTAAATGATAGAGCAGTATAGTCAAGAATGGTTCAATGCTAGATTAGGCAAAATTACTAGCAGTACTATATGGAATTTGATAGTAGAACCTAAAACGAAAAAAGAAGGAGAATTGTCAAGCACTACTAAGGACTATCTTATGTCTAAGTTAGCTGAAAGGCTATCAGGAGTACAGAGAGACTACAAAAGTGATGCTACAACCCATGGACTTGAATTAGAAGGAGAAGCACTTAATTACTATGCTCAGTTAACCGGCAATGTAGTTGGAGAGGCAGGTTTTATTGAAATGATAAAAGGCTTGTATGGTGGCACACCTGATGGCTTTGTAAATGATGATGGAATCATTCAAGTTAAATGTCCATGGAATTATGTAAACCATATTAACTATGGATTAGTAGATGATGTTGATTACTTCAAGAAGAAATATCGTGAGTACTATTGGCAATGTCAATCAGATATGCTTGTATCAGATAGAGCATTCTGTGATTTTGTTAGCTACTGCAAGGATATGCCTGAAGGATTGAAAATGTTTATCCTACGAATCCCTGCAAACCTAGAAGATATGCAGTTATTAGTTGAAAGGTTGGATGCATCAGCTAAGTTTATAACCAATACCCATGATTTATTATTAAGCAAATGGAGAAAGTAAAAACAATACTCAAGTACATTCAATTGTATACAGGATGCAATGATTACACATTGAAAAGAATTGAAGCAGTTATGGATGGCTTGATATTGGAAAGAGAGGTTATAAAAGTAGTTGAAAATACTAAAGAAGTACTGATACAAAAGAAGAAAAGTTCTGAATCTATTAAGAAATGGGCAGCAAGATGGTTAGTTGAAAACGAGACTAGTTACAGCGAGGTAGCATTGAGGTCAAGAAAGACTGAGGTGCTTACCTTGCGTAACCGGTTTTGTGTAGATGCCTACAAAGAAGGATTTGGACTATCTGAAATTGGTAGGTACTTGAAAAGAGACCATACTACAATATTGCACAGCATTCATAGAGTTAAAACAATCAAGAGATGAAAATATTTTTTCAATGTATGCGTTTTTTTTTAATCAGCATACCTATCTTTATAGTCGTTTACCTATCGTTGGAATTTTATTTCCTAATTAAAACAATCGTAAAAAAATGAAACAGCCAAAAACACAGTTAGCAGAGGTATTGTACCTATTGCTAGAGCAAGACAGAACAAGTCTTGATATAATCAAGCATGGAGTTCTTAACCCAACATCAAAGATTAGTCAGCTAAGAAACAAAGGAGTTGTTGTACTATGTGATAATGTACAGCATACAAATAAGTTCGGCAGGAAAATGAAGTACGGTAAGTTCACAGTGCTTAATTTCAAAGATTCAGTTAAAATTTATAACCAAATAAACAAGTAAGATGATTAGTAGCAAAGAAAAAATATTTTACGACACACAGATACCGAGTTCGGCTAAGATTCTGTTCGTATATATTGCAGAGAAGAAAAAGATTGAAGCAACAAATGAGCAGTTGGCAGTTCAGTTTAATGTAACTAGTGTTAGTATATCCAATTGGTTGTCAAAGTTAGAGGAGGCTGAGTATATAAAACTTAGCTATTCCAAAAGAAAGAGACTGATTGAATTGAATTAACCCTAAAGGAGAGTATGATGCTCTCCTTTTTTAACCTAGATATATGACAAATGAAAATGTGCAGCATAATTGGTATGCTGTAATCCCTGCAGAGATTCTGTTAGACAAAACGCTTAGTAGCACTCAAAAGTTGTTGATTGCTCTAATATCAAATTTGTCAAATCACAAAGGTTATTGCTATGCAAGTAATCAGTACTTGGGTACTTGTCTCAATCTTACGGCTAAAACTATATCAGATAACATTACGATTTTGGAAACTAAAGGTGTAATTGTAAGAGATTTGATTAGAAATAAGAAGACTCAGCAAATTGAGAAAAGGCAGATTAAGATAAAGACCCTACCCCTATTTAAACGGATACCTCTCCGGAAAAATCCGGATACCCCTCCCCCTAAAAATCCGGAAAGTAATAACAAAGTATTTAATAACAAAGAGAATAGGGATGTAACGATTAAAAAATTAGTAATATGAAGCAAACAAAGCCAAAGGAGGATGTCTTTTATGCAAAAGTACCTCCACACTCAAAAGAAGTAGAAACCTGTGTTATAGGCATTCTATTGATTGAACAAAGTTGTGTACATGATAGCATGAATAAGCTAAGTGCAGACTTTTTTTATCAGACTCCGCATAACACTATATTCAAGGCTATTCAGTATTTGTATGACAATAGTTCTGCAATTGACTTAGTTACAGTTAATAACTACTTGACTAAGAATAACTTAATAGAATTAGTTGGCGGTGCTTATGAATTAGTTAAAATGACTAATAATGTTGTAAGTTCAGCACATTTGCCTGATTGGATTAAGATTCTGCAAACCTATTATTTACAAAGGCAGGGCATAACTATTGGACAGCAATTAGTAATGGATAGCTATACAGGACAAGATGCTGATGCAATTCTTAACAAGGCTAGTAGCAATATTCTTAATGCTCAAGAAAATGTATTTAAGAATACGGAGAAAAACATGGTTCACTATCTATTTGAACTAGCAAAACAGCGAGACCGAAGTACAGCAGATGGGCAAATTGGTATCAATACAGGATACAATAGTCTGAATGCATTAATCAGTGGTTGGGTTGCTCCTGACCTAATTGTACTAGCAGCTAGACCGGCACAAGGTAAAACAGCATTTATGCTTAATACTATTATCAATGTACTCAAGCAACAGATACCGGTTGGTATTTTTAGCTTAGAAATGAGTGGAGAACAGCTAGTTAACAGATTGCTTAGTTTAGATAGTGGTATTGCTCACAGCAAACTTAGGCATAATCATTTAGTTGAGGAGGAGGTAGTCAGGTTGATGAAATCAGAGGCAAGGATGGAAAAATTCCCATTGTATATTGATGACACCCCTAGTTTGAATATACGAGATTTGCGAAGTAAGGCTACTATCATGAAACGGAAGTATGGTATCAAGTTTCTTTGTATTGACTACCTACAGTTAATGTCAGGAGTTGACCGAAAAGGCACTAGAGAGACCGAAATTTCGGAGATAAGTAGAGGTTGTAAGATTATAGCAAAGGAATTAAATATCCCTGTATTAGCCTTGTCTCAGCTAAGTAGAGCAGTTGAATCAAGGAATGATAAATTGCCACAGTTGTCTGACCTTCGTGAGAGTGGTAGTATTGAACAAGATGCCGATAGTGTGATATTTTTAATGCGACCCGAAACCTATAATATCAAGGAGATTGAAATACGAGGTAGCACATATCCTAGTGATGGTATTTGTGTAGTGAAGATAGGTAAGAACAGGCATGGTTCACTTAAAACACTACCGTTTAAATTTATAGGAGAATGCATGGGATTCAAAGAACATGAATTTTAAAAAAAGTTTTAAAAATAATTTTTTGTATCAGAATTAGTAGTAACTTTATGTATGTTAGAAAAAGACCTGCATACAAAAGTTTGTAATTTCATAAGAACTAAGTATCCTGAAGCTATTTTTAGGACTGATTTTGGAGCAGGTATGCCTATGTCTATAGGTATGGCAAGGAGACAAAAAGTATTGCAGTCGCATTCAGGATACCCTGATTTATTTATAGCAGAACCTAGAGGCAATTACTCAGGTTTATTTTTAGAATTGAAGACCGAATCAAATAAAGTATTCAAAAAAGATGGTACTTTGTTAGCTAATGCACACCATGAAGAACAAGCCAAAATGCTTACTATGCTATATGCTAGAGGATTTCAGGCAAAATTTGCAATAGGTTACGAGGATGCTGTAAATAAAATTAAGGAATATCTTGAAAGCGATTGATTGGATATATGACAAGGAGTTTGAACTAGCATTCAAGAATATCGGCAAAGACTTGTGGGAGGATTTGCGGCAGGAAATTGCACTCATAGTCCTAGAGTATGACAAGGATAAGATTACAGAGTTAGAAAGTAAAGGAAAGCAGGTTTTTAAGTTTTGGATTGTGAGAATATGTTGTAACCAAACCAATTCAAAATACGGTAAGTTTGGTAGAATGTATAAGTCCTTGATACCTGTTGAAGATGTAACAAGGTTTGTAGCAGAGGAGGAGGAGATAAGTGATGACCAACATATCGTTGACAATATTACAAAGAAAATGAATGATTTATATTGGTATGACAGAGAAATATTAAAGATGTACATTGAACTAGGAAGTGTACGCAAAGTATCTGCACAAACCGGCATACCTCATACCTCAATTTTTATTACGATTAAAAACATAAGAAAATGTATCAAGGAATCGTTAGTATACTAGGAGCAATAGGATTGACCCTGATTTGGTTCTATATCCTAAAAGTGCCGGTATATTTCAAGAAATGGACAGGTTTGAATATGCAAAAACCATTTAGTTGTGCATTCTGTATGTCCTTTTGGATATGCTTTTTTTCTTTATTGATTAAAACAAACTTGCTAGATGCTATATTTATAAGTAGTATAACCCCCTTTATATACTTGTATGTAGAGGATTTAATCACAAACAAATGGGAATTATGAATCAGAATGACAAAGAACTATTTGAAAAGTATCTGCCTTTTTACGAATCGTACAAGAAGCATAGCTTTATCAGAAACTACTCAAAGGAGGTATATAATGAATTGATTTATCTATATACTACTTATGTAAACCCAAAGCACAATTTTTCGCATTGGTGTAGTAGCTGTAGAGCAGAGTTAGTTGTACATTTGTACAGTTGGTACTTAAATAACGAGCCTACTGTATGGTATGCAGAGGAACAAAAGCAAGATGTATTGGCTGATATACCTTTTACTACAGAAGAAGTAGTAATTGAGAATAAGATGCCAAAGAAAAGAACTAAGAAAAGTAAATAATTAAGCCATATTAAAACAAACAAATCAAATGGAAAACAAAAAAGTAAGACTAGGAAACGGTAAGAAAAGAAGTGAAACATGGATGACGGCTACAATTTGTCTGTCGGAAGCTAAGAATCATGTTTACGAGTACAATGGTAAGGAGTATGTTAACATTAACATTAATGTAGCAGCACAGCCTAACGAGTATGGCAAGGATGTATCAATAAGCCTTAATGATTATAAGAAAGAAGATAAATTGCCTTTCTAATATGTCAAAGTTTAAGCTAATTGTAAAAGAAGGTAGTTATGAAACTGATACCTTTTTTGCTTTAATTATTGAGGTATTGAAGCATAGGTTTTGGCATCTTCGTACTCATGGTAAATGGATGGATTAATGAAGAAGCATACTAAAATCTATTTAGAATACTTCGGTTATGGTATTGAAGACTTCATACCTTGTGAAAGTTGCGGCTCAAAGGCTGTTGACATACATCATATACAAGCAAGAGGTATGGGAGGTAGCAATGACAAAGATAGCATTGAAA